TTTTAATAAACACACCAGATAGATCAACATTATTTATTGAACAAGAATCTTATGATGGTTTATCTGGAAGAGAAAGAGCTGCTGCTAAATTTAGAAATAGATTAAGATTTGCTGCAGAGGGTGCTTCTATCGGAGGAGGCTTTAGTCTTGCAGGAAAGCCTATAGCTATTGGATTTAAATATGGGTTATTTAAACCCACAATGAAAGTTGCAGGCATTGGTCTAAAAACAGCTGACAAACTTGTTGTACAGCCAGCGTCTTATCTCTTATCAAAAGATAAAGTTGTTATACCAAGAGTATCTAGAGGTTTACAAAAAGGATCTGCTTACACACTAGAACAACTCATATCACCTCTATTAATTGGTAAAGTCCCTCTTCAAACACAGTTACCCAAATTTAGTAAATGGAGAATGTTTTCTGTAAATTCAAAAGATGAAGTGCAAAGAAGAGTAAAAAAATTAGATAACATTCTTGCAAAATTTAGATCTACTGGAGAACAAACAGCTAGACAATACAGATTAACAACAGCTGCAAAACAAGAAATAAAAGCTGTAAACAGAACTATTGAAAAATATTTAGAAGATATTGAAAAAAGAGCTTACAATTTAGCAGGAGGTTTTTTAAAACATTATAATACACAAAAACCTTCTCCAGCTTTAAGAGACAAATATCTTAATGACGTACTGGCTTATCTTAAAAAAGAAATGCCACTCGATAAACTACCAAAAGAATTACAACCTTCAGCAAAAGGATTAAATACAGAAGTAGTAAAAGCAAAACAAAAATTTTCTGATCTTTTACCAGCTGGAGAACTTAAAGATTTTATGGTTAGTAATGTAAACTCTTACATGCGTAAATCATTCGCTGTGTTTACTAATCCTGAATACGCTCCAAAAAAAGAAGTGTTTGATGATGCGGTAAAGTATTTTACTAATGTAATTAAAAATAACAGAGATATGAAGGAAGCTGCTTTAAGGTTTGTAAAGAAACCTAAAGAAGAACAAAGAATAACAGAATATGCAAAAACTTTAACTCAAAAATTATTACAAGATGGTAAAACTAATGATTTAGATCCTTTACAACTTTTACAAAGAATAGGAAAAAAAGATTTAAGAATAGATAAGTTAATTAAAACGGGAGAAGAACTTCCTGATGCAATTAAAAGACTGTTAGGTGAACAAGATGATTTAAAATCATCTGTATTAACGACTGTTAATCATGCCATTGTAAACACAACCAACAAAAAATTAGCAGACAGACTTGCCGCGTTAGGGTTAAAAGAAGGATGGTTACACAACTCAAGAGCAGCAGCTACTGCAAAAGGGATATTAGATCCACATAAAATACAAGCACCACAAAGTTTAGGACTGTTAAATACAAGAATTAATAATTTATATGGTAGTGCACAAATATCACAAGCAATAAGAGGCACTCCAGGTGTTCTAGATAATTTGATACAAAACAAGGCTTACAGAGGGTTATTACAATTTAAAGTGGCAACACAATTTGGTAAAACAGTATTATCACCAGCTACACAAGTGCGTAACGTAACTTCAGCTAGTTTATTTCCATTAGCTAATGGACATATAGGCGGACGTGCATCAGTAACTGACGCAATAAAAATGGTTATGGATGATATATTTGGTGCGGGTAAAGAAGTCACTAATGAAAGATTAATTAAAAGTATAGAGAATAAAATACGTCTTGGTGTATTAGACGAAAACATTGTAGCGTCAGAACTTGGTGCCGTGTTAAAAGAAATTAAAAAAGGATCTGTAAATAATTTAGATGGTCTTTACAACAAATTAACTAATGGTAGATTTTTTAAAGGGGCAACAAGATTATATGCTGGAGGGGATAACCTTTGGAAGTGGTATGGCCACGAATATGCAAAGTCACAATTAAAATCTACTTATAAAAATATAAATGGTATTGCTCAATGGACTAAAGAAATAACAGGAAAGGAATTTGATAGATTTTTACCATTCACTAGACAATTAAAAACTTTTGATGATGCAATAGATGAAGCTGCAGCTTGGTACATTAGAAATACATATCCAACATACAGTAAAGTGCCAGAATATGTTAAAGCAATTAGAAAATTACCATTTGGTAATTTCGTGTCGTTTCCTGCTGAGATGATACGTACATCATTTAATATTTTAAATGTTGGTGCAAAAGAAATTGCATCTAGTAACGAAGCACTTCGTCAAATAGGTTATAGAAGAATGATTGGTGCAAGCTTTACGTTAGGTGGAGCTGGAGATGCAGCGTTAAATTTAGCTTCTTCTTTAACAGGAACAACACTAGAAGAATTAGAGGCCTATAAGAGATCGTTTGCAGCACCTTGGAACAAAGACTCTATATTATTACCAATGAACAAATGGAAAAATGGAGTGGGTAAGGCAATAAATTTTTCATATTTTAGTCCATACGAAGTTGTACAAAAACCATTTGAGGCATTAATCACAGAAATAGAGCAAGGCAAACTTTTGCAAAAAGATATCGATGATAGAATCCTTGGTCTATTTGGAGCTTTTATTAAACCAGTTATCGAACCATTTGTTTCTGAGGCAATTGCACTTGAAAGAGTGTTTGATATTCTACCTGCAGGTAAGCTCGTTGGTGGAAGAGGCGGTGTAACAAAGACAGGAAGTAGAGTTTATTCATCAACTGATAGCATACCAGATCAGATAGGAAAAAGTTTTGTGCACATTATAAAAGGTGTAGAACCTGGAGCAGTAACAACAGGAAAAAAAGTGGTTGGAGGATTTAATAGAGATTTAACAAGAGGGGGAGTGCCAATAAATTTAAGAGACGAATTACTAGCTCTTTTTTCTGGTATTAGAATTATAAACGTAGATGCACCAAGATCTTATAATTATAAATTAACAGAATATAATAAAAATAAAAGATCAGTAACAGTTTCAGAAAAATTCTATAGCACAGAAAATGTCGCAACTAGAGGAGGAGATGTTTTAGTTAAAGAACTAAGAAAAATTCAAGATGAAGCTTTATTACAACAAAGAAAATTTTATCAAGTTATTCAAGACGCTATAAAATTAGGTGTGCCTATTTCTGAATTAAGAAGAGCTAATAAGAAACGTTTATCAAATAAAGAATTCAACAGAATATTAACAGGTGTGTATACTCCAGTAAATTATTCTAAATCTAGAATGCAAAAAAGAGTTAGAGACGTACTACGAGCATATCCAGACAAGAGAGTTGATATTAATTTTGTATACCCTAAAGCTGCTCTAGACTCTGTTCTGTTAGAGTATAGATCTAAATCTTTAAAACCAGAGGAAACAAAAGAACGAAAAATAGAAGATGATAGATCTGAAATACAACAAACTCAAGAACCAGTGAGAGTTAGTCAGATACAAACTCCTCCATTACCAAGAAGCCCTGAACCTGTTTTAGCTAGAACTTCAACAGCAAATGTGATAAACCCATTATCTGGATTAACACAAACAGAGACTGCATTGCTGTCTCCAGAAGAACAACTTATAAGACAAAGAACCAAAAGAGTTTAATGGCAATAGAACCTAAAACAACTAGAGAACATATTGTATCCCTTTACGGACATATCAAAGGGGTTAAAAAAGATATTGCACATATGCATAAAGGTATTCACGATTTGGGTGGCAAGATAGATAAAATCTATTGGGTTCTGCTATCAGCTGTGGGGGCTGTAGCCATACTAGTATTAGAAAGATTTATAACTTAATCCTCGGAATCATCGTGCCAGCGTTCATTAATCTTGCTGGCCATCCAAATGGCAATGGGAATACAACATATAAAAGTTAATTCCATTGACTTTTTAACTGAAAATCCAAAGTATTGATTTAATAATGTAGTAATCAACACGGGAGAACATGCCCCAACTAACATGAGTATTGCCATTCTATAATGAAAAGGTGGTTTCATATCCACTGTTTTAACTCTTCTCCCATAACTTGTGAAGCTATATTTATTTTCTTACGGAGAGATTTTACTATCTTTGTGTCTACAGTGTCTTCTGCTATAATATCGACGTATGTCACTTTTTTCTTTTGTCCTATTCTATGTGCTCTGTCTTCTGATTGCATTCTTTTTTCAAGATCATATCCATTAGAGTAATAGATTACAGTGTTGGCTTGGACCAGTGTGATACCATATCCACCAGTTTGTGGTGTGCCCACAAAAAATCTAACCTTGTCATTATTCTTAAAATTTTCAATAGCATAGTCTCGTTGTTCAGGTAGCGTCTTACCATAATAATGGACCACGGACCCCTGACCATACTTGTCCTCTAATAATTTAAAAATGTTTTTAACATCATGTTGATAATGTGCCCATATAATAGCTTTACCCTCTACTTCTTCTAATACATCTAGTAGTTCTGATAGCCTATTGTTTTTAACTTCTTGTATTGTTCCATCATCTGCAGAAAAATGACCACAAGTTATTTGATGTAAACGCATAAGTTGTGTTAGTGCTGTCATGGTTGTAACAGTTTTACCATTTAATGTGGCAAGAGCCTCTTTTCTCATCTGTTCGTACAACTTCTTTTGTTCTGGTGTTAGTTGTATTTCTCTTTTCATATACACTTTATTCGGTAAATCTAAACAATCTTCTTTCAATACTCTGTAAGAAAAAGGTTTTAAAGTTTCAGATAATTCTTTTAAATTAATAAACTGTTTAACGACGTTAATACTTCTACCAGCTACATGTATTGTTTTCATCTCTGCATATCTATTCCTAAAAGCATAGTAAGAGGTAAACTGTAAATGATTGTGATCTAAAAACTCACATTGTGTATATAAATCTAATGGATTTCTAGTTACAGGAGAACCTGTCATCACTCTTCTGTAAGAGGCTAAATTAGATAAAGACAGTATATTTTTAGTTCTTTTAGCTTTAGGATTTTTTATTGTTGTGCTTTCATCAATGGCCATTAATGATTTATGTGATCTTAAAAACTGTGCAGCAAAAGATTTACCTTTTTCTGTGCTAAAAGCTTCAACATTCATTATAAGTATATGAAGTTCATGGCCCGTTTTGAACAGTGAATCTAATTTAGTTTGTTGTTTTTTATTTATATTAGACTGCCACAGAACGGTCACATTTTCTATGTGATCAGGTAAATGTGTAGGCAACTCCTGATTGTACCAAGTGCCTATTACACCTTTTGGTGCAACTATTAATGCTCCATCTACTTTACCCTTATCATAAAGCATCGATAAATTATCAATTAGGACTTTTGTTTTACCAGTCCCCATTTCCATAAAATATGCAAACGTGTTTCTATGCCAAGATTTTTCTAACGCAGTAAGTTGGTGTGCATACGGTTTAGTTTTAAATTTATATTTCATCTTTCTATTGACATGTATATAGGATTTTGCTACAAAGTCAATATGAAAGATACAGAAAGTATTAATTACTCAGAGGCAAAAAAAGATAGAGTGCCTAAAGTATATGTTGTACAAGAAATTTCGGGGACTAGAGAAGGTCGTCCTAAATTTAATATTATGGGTGCAGCAGAATATGGCAAACTAGAATTTTTATTGGATGAAAGATCGCAAATGATTTTTTCTCCTGGTCCTTTAATATTAAAACTTAAAAATCTTTTAAAAGATTTCAAACCAACAGACTACTTGTTATTAACAGGTGATCCTGCTATAATAGGTGTTGTCTGCTGTTTGATATCTGATATGACAAACGGTAGATTTAGTCTCTTAAAATGGGATAGACAAGAAAAAAGATACTACCCAATAGAGATTGATATTTACGGAACAAGGAACAATAAAAATGACAGCGATTGATTTTGAGCAAGACAAAGAAGAAATAATTAATAAAACAAGAAATGTAGATAAACTTGCAGATAAAATACAAGAGATGCAAGCAATTCAAAAAGCTCTTGAGGCAGACGAAGAGCAAATCAAACAAAAGAAAAAACATTTAGACTATTTATCAGGAGAAGTTATACCCACAATGTTATCAGAAATGGGTTTATCTTTTCTTAAATTAGCAGATGGATCATCCATCGAAGTTAAAACAAATTACAGCGCCACTATAACTCAAGCAAAAAAAGAGGAGGCGTTTAAATGGCTTCGTGAGAATGGCCTGGGCGATATAATCAAAAATGAGATATCCGTATCGTTCGGTCGTAACGAGGATAACAAGGCGGCTGATTATGCCGAACTTGCAAAGGGTCAAGGGTTTCAGCCTACTCAGAAATTGAAGGTTGAACCCATGACTCTAAAAGCGTTAGTCCGTGAGCGTATCGAGGCAGGAAAAGAAATGCCAACGGAACTTTTCAACATATTTGTTGGAAATAAGACAACAATAAAAAGGAAACAATAACGATGAATGAAGTAACAGAAAAAAAGAAAAACGAAGTAAGCGTTAATGTGTTTGAAACAGATGCAGGCCAAGGGATCTCAAACATAAAACAAGAAGACCTTGCGTTACCGTTTTTAAAAGTTCTTGGTCAGCTTTCGCCTGAATGCAACAAGCGAGATGCTAAATATGTCGAGGGGGCAGAACCAGGCATGATTATAAACACTGTCACAAACGAAGTTTATGATGGTGTTAAGGGGATAGATGTCATTCCGTGTCATTACAAAAGACAATACATAGAATGGCAAGATAGAGGTGAAAGTCAGGGAGCTCCAGTAAAAATATATGAAGCTGGTGACGATGTACCTAAAACTACAAGAGACAAGTTTAATAAAGATAGGTTAGCTAATGGTAACTATCTTGAAAATACAGCTAGTCATTTCGTAGTTGTTCTCGGAAAAAATCCATCAACAGCGTTGATTTCTATGAAAGCTACTCAATTAAAAGTGAGTAGAAAGTGGAACTCAATGATGACGGGTATTAAGATGCAAGGTAAAAACGGTATGTTTACACCAGCAACTTACAGTCATATTTATAAACTAAAAACTGTGCAACAGTCTAATGACAAAGGCACATGGTTTGGTTGGGATGTGAGTAGGGTTGGTCAAATAACAGACCCAAATGTTTATCAAATTGCAAAAGACTTTAGCACAAATGTGTCTAAAGAAAATGTGCAGGTTAAACATGAAACTGAAGCCTCTTCAAGTCAAAAAGCTAAGAAGACATTAGATTTATAAGTTCACTCAGCTAGTGAAGTGAGGGGCGACAACGGGAGACTGAACTCGCCCCCTAACTATTTTTATGACGAAGAGTGTATTAAAAACTTATGAAGATTGGACAAACGCAGGTTTTGTAACAATACCCTGCGCTAACAAAAAATCTGTTGTTGGCAAATGGTCTTCTCCTGAATTTAAAACAACAATTGAAGAATGGAAAAATCATCATCACAACAAACAAATAGCGATTCGTTTAGAAAAACACGTTGATTTTGATATAGATCATCCTAAAGTAAAATACTTTGTAAAAGATCATTTAAAATACTGCGGTGCAGTATTTGGTAGAAAGAATAATCCAACGAGTCATTATTTATTTAAAGCATCTATTCAACCAAAAAAATTTATCCTACCAAACTCATTAAAACAATATTGTGAAAAAGAAGCTCATGGTACAACCTTATGTGAAATAAGATCTGGTATAAAAGAATACACAGTCGTTCCAGAGTCTCAATATCACTTAGGTAAAGAATTAATAGAATGGGAACATTACGAAAGTATAGCAGAGTATCCTACTGACTTAACCCAAGATGTTGGTCGAATCGCCCTGCAAGCAGCTCTTTGTATTCTGTATCCAACAACGGGATCAAGAGATGCATATTGCACTGCCATAGCAGGGGTGTTGTTGAAACACGCCTCTTGGACCACGGAGCAAATAGATCACTTTGTGCACAGAATCGCAATCGAATCTAAAGATGATGAAGCACAAATGAGAAGTAAAAAAGGGACAACCCATGATAAATCAGATAGAAAATTTGGAATGACTAAATTAGCAACAATAGTTGGTTGTGATGTTAAGACGATCGCATACTTATTTCAGTGGATAGGAATAGGTTACAAAACAATAGAGGGTGCATCTGCGATAGGAGATATTATTGAGTACGCTAAAAATAAATACGAAGTTAAAATATACGGTAGTAGAAATGGAGAGGCTATAAACAAGCTCGTTAAAATGGATGGTCCTACTTTGAGAGACATGAAAAAATTTTATGACGTGGTAATAGCACAAGCTGGAATATGGGTTCCTAGAATGAAACCCGTTGATTTTGAAACCATTGTAAAAAATAAATTTGAAGAAAGAATTAAATCAAAAGATTATATTGAAGGAGATGCCGAGGCCGAAGTATTTATCAAACATTTTCTTAAATATTTAGAACGTGAACAAGTGGCCACCAATCCAATCCGATTACTAGAATTTGACATGCCAATATATAGACCTGAGCAAAAATATTTAGATTTTAAAGTATCTCATTTTGAAGATTACTTAGAGGATAAGAGATACAATTATGGAGATCGTAATGATTTACGAAAAAAACTTGCAGAATATTTAGATGCTAAAGAAATAAGAAACAAAATTAAAGATGAAAATAACATTTATCAATCTTGTATGCACTTTAGAATTCCAAAATTTAAAGTAAATAAAACAATCATAATTTATGATAACGAAGAAATAAAAGAGTCAGAGCAAAAAGTTATAACTCATAATACTGAAGAAACGAAGGAGGTAAAAATTGATTTCGAATCAGACGCTATCAAAGATTAGACCTATTGTGGGTCCACCTGGAACAGGGAAAACTCATATAAAAATTAAAAAGCTGTATAAAGAGTATTTACATAAATACGGTCCCGAAAGAGGTATTGTATTAACTCACACAAATGTTGCTGCAAGAGAATTAAAAGAAACAATTACGTCTATAGAAGAAGTGAAAGAACTTAAAAAAGAGGAAGAATTTTTTGAAGATAGAATATGCACAATACATAGTTATACCAACAATAATTCAGAGATGCCTAGAAATTTAAAAGTTTTTGATAAAAACGCATATGACGAATTATGCAAGTATTACCCTCTATTTGGTAAAACTAACAATGTTTATGTCAGAAACGATCCAGTAAAAAAACATCCTTTCTTTAAATTTAGATCAAATGCGTATGGGAGAGGTTTAGATTTTAAAAAATGTTGGATGAAATCTGAAAATCCAAGTAGAGCTTATGATCCTTACGATCTTAAAATGCTTTTGGCTATGCAAGAAAACTATAATAAATTTAAGGAAAAAAAATATAAAGATTTTGAAGATATGCTTGAGTATTTTAATAATAGTAAACAGGATCTTTTAATAGATTTTTTAATCATAGATGAAGCTCAGGACTGTAATGTTCCTCAAATGTTAGCAATAGAAAGAATGGCTAAGAACGCTAAAGTTGTAGTGATGGTGGGGGATCCTAATCAAACTATTTTTCAGTTTGCGGGTGCTAATCCTGATTTTTTTGAAAAATTATTTGCAAAAGTAAAAGACGAAGATGAATTAAAAGAAGGATTCAGATGTAGCAAAGCCATAAATTCTTTTGCTAAAAAAATTATAAAACCCATTTGGGATTTTTATGGATATGAAAGAGTATGGTCTCCCACCAAGGAGGAGGGTAGTGTTCAGTTTTTACCAGATTTAGACGGTTCTCCAGCATTAAAAAATTTAATCAATAAAATGAGAAACTCAAACGAGTCGTTTTTATTTACATATAGATCTGCTAAATCTAGAGAAGACTGGATTTTACCTTTTTTAAGAAGAGAAGGGTTTAAATTTAAACATGTTGCAAACAAAAATAATCATGTGAGTGACGAAGAGTTAAACGTTTACTATACGTGGCCTGAATTTTTAAAAGGTGTCCCAAAATCTTTAAAAGAAATTAAACAATACCATGAGCGATTAAACAAAAAATACAAGTGTAACAAAAATTGGCCACGAGAGGGAACACTAATTAACAAAGATTATACTTTTCAAGATTTTGTAAGAAAAGGATATTTAAGTGGAGAACTTAAGAAAGAAAATTCTTTTTATAAGTTACATAAAAAATATAAAGAAGGTGCTGAACAAGATGATAATCAAACTGTTAAAATAAAATATATAAACAGAATTATACAAAAGGATAACTTAAATCAAAAAAGTATAATTGAGTATGGAAATTTTCATGACGTCAAAGGTCTAACCAGAGATAATGTTATTGTTGATCTTAGTTTAACTCGAGACGAAGACAAATTTGATCAAAGAAGATTAGGTTTTGTCGGCTTAACAAGAGGTAGATACGACGCATGGATTTTAAAAACAAAAACAGGAAAGGAGTTAATAATATGAAAAACACATACAAAAAGCAGATAGGTGGCGACCACTACCGATCAATGAAGATCCAAGCAAGTGAGTTTATAAATAAAAATAACTTGCCGTTCGCGGAGGGGAATGCTATTAAGTACTTGTGTAGGCACAAGCAAAAAGGACAGAGAGAAGATTTATTGAAAGCTATACATTATATAGAAATGGCAATAGACAGGGACTACGGCGATGATACGTCACTACCTCTACCTAATGGTTTTACTTTGACGGAGAATAAATAATGTGTTCGGTGCCACAAATAAACGAGTTAGATTTATCAGGGGTCGACACAGTAGCTGTTGACTTAGAAACTTATGACCCTAATTTAAAAACTAAAGGCTCTGGAGCTATAACAGGCGATGGGTATGTTTGTGGCATAGCTGTAGCTACACATAAACAAACTTTATATTTTCCCATTAATCATGCAATGACTGATAATCTAGACAAAGAAAAAACTTGGTCTAGTCTTAATGAATTAATTTTTCAAAACGAAAAGATAACCAAAGTATTTCACAACGCTATGTATGATGTATGTTGGATCAGGGCTACCACTGGTTTAATGTTAAAAGGACCAGTTTATGACACTATGATAGCTGCATCTGTTATTGATGAAAACAGAATGAAATATTCTTTGGATGCTTTAAGTAAAGATTATTTAAAAGATACAAAATATAAGTGGGACTTAAGAGACAGAGCTTTATCTCAGTATGGAATTAATGATCCGATGAGTAACATGCACAAATTACCTTACGTTTTAGTCAAAGATTATGCCGAACAGGATGTAAGTTTAACTTTTAGATTATGGAATTTATTTAATAAAAATTTAGACGAAATTATATACGAACCGAAGGGTAAAAGTCCACGAAAAATTTTTAATTTAGAAACAAGATTGTTCCCTTGTTTGGTTGACATGAAGTTTAAAGGAGTTAAAATTGATGTCGAAAAAACTAAGGAGTTTGGTAAATTTTTAGAAAGAAGAAAACACAGATTATTACAAATAATAAAAAATAAAACTGGTATAGACGTTAACATTTGGGCAGCAGCTTCAATAAAAAAACTTTTAGAACATCTTAAAGTAACAGATTATGAACAAACTCCTAAATCTAAAATGCCTAAACTACCAAAGAATTATTTACAAACACACAATAACCCTCTTTTAAGATTAATAGCAAAAGCCAGAGAGTGTGAAAAAGCAAATAACGCTTTTGTTGAGGGACTCTTAAGTTTTGTTCACAATGGTAGAATACACGCAGACATAAATCAAATTAGATCAGATCAAGGAGGAACTGTTACTGGTAGATTTTCAATGTCAAATCCTAATTTACAGCAAATACCCGCCAGAGGATGGATAGGTAAAAAAATGAGACAGATATTTATCCCTGAAGATAATCATATATGGGCTAGTTTTGATTACTCGCAACAAGAACCAAGAATAGTAGTTCACTACGCAATTAAACTATTAAAAAACAATCCTGAATTAACACAAGAGAATAGACAAAAAGAACATAGAGATAAGTTTAAACAAAAAATAATAAACAGTATTTCTAAAATGGAAAAGTTTTATAAGCAAAATCCAGATGCAGATTTCCATCAGTTAGTGGCTGACATGGCTAAAATACCAAGATTTCAAGCAAAGACTATAAACTTAGGTATGTTTTATGGCATGGGTAAAATGAAACTACAAAAAGAATTAAATTTAAATAAGGAAGAGGCCAAAGACCTTTTTGATAAATACCACGCGGAAGTTCCCTTTGTTAAAAAATTATCAGAAGAGTTAATAGAGTTTGCTAAAGATAACGAATTACTTTTCACACTAGGAGATAGATTCTGTAGATTTGATAAGTGGGAGACTACTGATAAAAAATGGAACAATAAAATTGGAAGATTTAACCCTGTACCTTTATTAACAAAAGATCAAGCTAAAACTGCTTACAAAGCTGAACTATTAGAAGAGAATCAAAGTGACGACCCTGATTATAAAAATATACTATACTATTATGCTCCAGCTTTTACATACAAGGCTTTGAATAGATTAATACAAGGATCAGCTGCAGACATGACAAAAACTGCCATGGTTCATTTATACGAACAAGGGATTTTACCGCACATACAAATTCATGATGAGTTGTGCATCTCTGTAAAAGATGATATTGAAATCAGTAAGATAAAAAATATTATGGAATCAGCTCTTCCACTAAAAATAAAAAACAAGGTAACTTGTAAAAAGGGGAACAGTTGGGGGAGTGCAAAGTGAGGATAATTTATGGCTTATTTAAATGCAAATATTCCAGTAGAGTATGCACAAATCAGAAGAGAATATCTTTATGACCTTAAGAAACATCATGGTGAAGTTGAAGACTGTATTATTTTTGGTCTATCGGCTATTACAGGGCGTAGTATCCTTTTTCATTGTATTATGGAAAATGGAGCTATCTTCTATCGTCTCCCGATATCTGCGTTCATTCAAAG